TTTTATTCCTCATGTATTATTAAACTCTTTTCTTCAGAGTCAGACAATCAAGCGATTAAGGGAAAGATCAAGGTAGGAGATAAATTAATTGAAGAAAAGATTGGTAGAACTATTAAGTGGGAACTTCAGTTCTCCAAAACCTCTCCAGGGTTCCAGTCTGGTGAGTACGATTTTTATTTTAGAGGTGACGATATTGGTCTTGATACCATTGGTGATTTGGTTACTACCGCAGAACTAAACGGCATTGTAGAGCGTACAGGTGCCTGGTACATACTTCCTGATGGAACAAAAGTGCAGGGCAAGGAAGCGTTTGTTAATCGTGTAAGAGAGGATCTTGACTTGCAAGAATCAATCAAGGCTAAACTAAATGGCTAGTTATACAGTTTATAATGGAAAGTTTGTTTGCCATGAATGCAAAGCAGAGGTTAAATCTTTAAGGCTTTATGCAGATACAAAAACTGCAACATGGATGTGTCCAAGTAAACACCTAAGTACTGTTAAGTTTGGAAAGCAGAAATGGAAGGGTAATGACAGAGAAGAGTGAGTCTAAGAGAATAGGTGCTAAGCAGCACAAGAACTCTGGTCGTAATACCCAAAAGGGAGATGCTTCCTGGAAAAACTTTGTCGTAGACTTTAAAGAAGTTGGCAAATCCTTTACTTTAAACAAAGAGGTTTGGGCTAAGGCTACTACAGATGCTATGAAGAATGGCAAGGACCCAGCCATAGTAGTCGTAATAGGCGAGGGTAACTCTAAGGTAAGACTTGCTATAATTGAGATGAGTATTTTAGAAGACATGGTGGAGGAATAATGGAACAGCAGGGAACAACAATAGACATGGTCAATGGTCTTTCAGAGATCGCAGACTATATGCAAGACGAAGAACTAACAGTTGCACTAACAATGATTGCTAAACTAATTATAAAGCCAGATATCCCAATCAATGTTGCTCACGTAGAGATAGTGCGACTTCAGGCAATTGCAGCAAAGATGGCATTTAAGGCTACGTGGATGGCTAATGTTGACAAGTCAGATCGTGGAAAGAAGAATCTTTATTATACGGCAGCAGAGTCGCTTAATAATTTAGTGTCTGCACTCAAATATATTACACGCTAATCTGCTATACTTATACTAATAGAAACGAGTAAAAAATGACAAAAAGTTTATTGCAACAGATTATGGTAAAGCAGGAAAAGCCACCAGTACACTCAATAGATGTTGCTGGCTTGACTGAAAAAATTCAGTCTGGTTATACTGTTAACCGCATTGACAAACAGACACAGAAGAAGACTTTTGCACCATCTACAATTGCCTACGGGCATGGAGAGTGCCCAAGATATTGGTACCTTGCTTTTGATGGGCAGATGTTTGAAGATGATGCAACACCATATAGCGCAGCCAATATGACTGCAGGAACAAAATCACACGAAAGAATTCAGGAAGCAATGAGAAATGTTCCTGATTTTCTTGTAGACGAAGAGTTTAAAATAACTTATACTGATCCGCCAATCTTTGGCTATGGAGATGTTATGGTTAATTGGCAGGGAGAAGAACTCCTTGGCGAAATTAAAACAATGATGAATGAAGGTTTTGAGTACCGTAAGGCACATATGAAACCTAAGACTGGACACCTTGTTCAGTTACTTATTTATATGAAGATTCTAAAGAAAGCAAAGGCTGTTCTTATTTATGAAAATAAAAACAATCACGAATTGCTTATTCTTCCAGTAGAAGTAAATGATTATTATCGTCGGTGGGTAGACCAGACGTTTGAATGGATGAGATCAGTTCGTAAGGCTTGGGTCGACAGAACTCTGCCTGAAAAGAACTATCGTTCAAATTCAAAGATCTGCAAATCTTGTCCTATTAAAAAGGCTTGTGCAGATGCTGGCAAGGGAGACTTTAAACTAAAGTCCTTGGAGCCTATAGATGAAGCATTGTCAATGGTGTGATAAACAATTTAAAACAGATATAGCATATCAAATATATTGTTCACCAGAGTGTAGGGACATGTCAACAAAAGAAAAAATTGCTGCAAGGTATATAGTTTCTAGACGACAAAAAAGAAAAGGAAAGGAAAGAAATTGTAAATCATGCAAAGAGCCTTTGTCAATATATAATGACGAAACTCTTTGCGTAAAGTGCAATGTCAACCCTTCAGATGTAGCAAAAGCGTTAAAAAAAATTAAGGATAATTTAAAATGAAATTAGCAGAGGCAATAGGAACTAAACCTCCAAAAACTATTTGTGCTATCGATGCAAGCACTAATAGTCTTGCCTTTGCTATTTTTGATACACAGGAAAAAACATTAAAATCGGTAGGCAAGATTAACTTTAAAGGCAAGGACACTTATGAAAAGGTTATGGATGCTGGACAAAAGGTAAAGGCCTTTCTTGATATATACGAAGGCTTTGAGGCTATCGTTATTGAGCACACAGTATTTATGAATAGCCCTAAAACTGCTGCAGACCTTGCTCTTGTACAGGGTGCTATTCTTGGAGCAGCAGGACAGACTGGCACAAAGGTTATAGGCAAGGTAGCACCAATTACTTGGCAGAACTTTATTGGAAACAAAAAGATCTCTAAAGATGAAAAACTATATATTAAATCACAAAATCCAGGGAAGTCAGAGTCATGGCTTAAATCTTATGAAAGAGAACTAAGAAAGCAAAGAACTATTAATTTTATAAATATGCAATACGATAGAACAATTACAGATAATGATGTAGCAGATGCCTGTGGTATTGGGCATTGGGCATTAAAAAATTGGGCAAAGGCGATAGGAGTTGACAATTAATACCGTGGGTGCTAAACTATATACAAGCGAAGTCTATATGCGTAAGAGATATCTTGTGGATAAAAGGACTCCAGAAGAAATTGCTAAGGAGTGTGGTGCTAGTGTTGAGACCATTTATGTCTACCTTGCAAAATTTAAATTAAGGAAATCAAAGCGATGAAAAAGATTAAGTATATGCTTTTTATATTATCATTAGTAGCAGCAGTTGGTATCTCCTATGCCACTGCAACACTGCGTAATATGCCAGAAGCGTTTGACTGGGAGGAAGATGATGAGTGAAAACCTGAACATAACGGTTGACCAAGTTAACCACCCAACACACTACACAACAGATCCTTCTGGTGTGGAATGTATTCAGATTACACGTCATCGCAACTTTAACATTGGTAATGCCTTTAAGTATCTTTGGAGAGCAGGGATCAAGGATGAATCAAAAACTATTCAGGATCTTGAGAAAGCAATCTTTTATATTAAAGATGAGATCAATAGATTAGAAGGTAAGTATGTCAACTGAAGATGATTTAGTTAAGCACCTTGACCAGGTTAATCAGGTAGTAGAAGAATACCTAAAGGGCAACGATCCAACAGTAATTTCAAAGCAACTTGATATACCAAGACAAAGAGTGGTTACACTTATTAATGAGTGGAAAGTCATGGCATCTGCTAACGATGCTATTCGTGCTCGTGCTAAAGAGGCATTAGCAGCAGCAGACACACACTACAGCAAGTTAGTATCCCGCACATACGAAGTTATTGATGAGGCATCAATGACAAATAATCTTAGCGCAAAGACTGCAGCCATTAAACTTGTAATGGATATTGAGTCTAAGCGTATTGATATGCTACAAAAGGCTGGCCTCCTTGAAAACAAAGAACTTGCAGAAGAGATGATGGAAATTGAAAAGCGCCAAGAGATTCTTGTTCTTATTCTAAAAGACATTGCCTCAGAATATCCACAGGTTCGTGATGAGATTATGCGTAGACTATCTTCATTTGCAAAAAACAATGAGGTGATTACAGTTGTCCACGATGTTCAATGAGTTCTTGGAAGCATTACAGGATGATCATTTTAATGAGACTCCAGTAGACGCAAGAACATTTGTTGAAGGTGAAGCATACCTTGGACAGCCACCACTGTCTGACATTCAGTATGACATCGTAGAGGCCATGAGCCAGATCTATCGCAAAGAAGATCTCATTAATATTATGGGAGAAGAAGAAGGAACAAGATACTACGATAAGTACACCAAGAACGAAATCATTCTGCAACTTGGCAAGGGATCTGGAAAAGACTTTACATCAACCGTAGCATGCTCATACATCGTATACAAACTTCTATGTCTTAAAGACCCAGCAAAGTATTTTGGTAAACCCTCTGGAGATGCTATCGACCTAATCAATGTTGCTATTAACGCTCAACAAGCAAAGAATGTTTTCTTTAAAGGTTTTAAATCAAAGATTGAAAGATCACCATGGTTTGTAGGAAAGTATTATGCCAAAGCAGATTCAGTTGAGTTTGATAAATCAATTACTGTTTACTCTGGCCACTCAGAACGTGAGTCACATGAGGGCTTGAACCTTTTACTTGCAGTGCTTGATGAGATTTCTGGTTTTGCATCTGAGGTTGGAACAGGAAATGAACAAGGTAAGACTGCTGATAATATCTATAAGGCTTTTCGTGGATCAGTAGACTCTCGTTTCCCTGACCTTGGTAAGGTTGTTTTGCTTTCATTCCCAAGATATCCAGGAGACTTTATTTCAGAAAGATACGAAGATGTTATTGCTGAAAAAGAAACTATAGAACGAACACATAAGTTTACTATTAATCCATTGCTTCCAGAAGATAGCGCAGACAACTCGTTTGAAATTTCCTGGGACGAAGATCAAATCACATCATACAAATATCCAGGAGTATTTGCATTAAAGAGACCTACATGGGAAGTAAATCCTACACGTAAAATTGATGACTTTATGATCGCATTCCTTACTGACCTTGGAGATGCTATGATGCGCTTTGCATGTGTACCAACCTTTGCTTCTGATGCATTCTTTAAGCAAGCAGACAAGGTAAGAGCGTGTATGACATTAAGAAATCCAGTAGATACTTTTAAAAGGTTTGATGAATCGTTTAAGCCTGACCCAACAAAAAAATATTATGTTCACGCTGACCTTGCACAAAAACACGATAAGTGTGCTGTTGCTATTGCACATGTGGAAAAATGGGTAAATATCCAAGTCATAAATAACTACGAACAAGTAGCGCCAATAGTGGTAGTAGATGCAGTAGCATGGTGGGAACCAAAGGTAGAAGGTCCAGTTAACCTATCAGAAGTCAAGCAATGGATTCAAAACCTTAGAAGACTTGGGTTTGATATTGGGATGGTTTCGTTTGACCGTTGGCAGTCATTTGATATTCAAAATGAATTAAAGCAGGTTGGAATGAGAACTGATACTGTTTCTGTTGCTAAAAAGCACTATGAGGATATGGCGATGCTTGTTTATGAGGAAAGACTTGCCATGCCAGCAATTGATTTATTATTTGATGAACTAACACAGTTAAAGATTATGAAAAATGATAGAGTTGACCACCCACGCAAAAAGTCAAAGGACTTGGCTGATGCTGTGTGTGGTGCTATTTTTGGGGCTATATCTCATACCCCTAAAAATACAGACAGTGAAGTAGAGGTTCATACTTTTAGAGACAGATCTAAGCGAGTTGACGAACTACCTGAGAACGTGATACAATATAAACCTATGCCAGATGACGTAAAAGACTATTTGGATAGATTAAATCTACTATAAATAAGGAGAAATACCGAATGAATTCATTCAAGAAAATCGCACTAGCCGTGGTTGCAGCCATGACTTTGGGCATGGTCGCAGTAGCACCTGCAAATGCTACAGTAATGACAGTAGCGGTAACGCTAGACGGAACAGCAAACACAACTAATGGTGTAATTGCTACCCCTGCCACATTACCAGTCCCAGCAGACAATACAATCGATGCAGCAGATGCACTACGTTTTGTAGCAACAGTAGCAGCAGGAACATCAGTTTCTGCAGTAGCAACTAACGCAACAATCGTATCAGCACTACACACATCAGCAGCACCAGTAGGAGCATCGTCAGGATCATCATCTTTGACAATTGCAACAGGTACTGGAACAACTGCAACATTCTTTGTCTACACAAAGACAACAGCAATTGGAACCGTTGTAATTAACAATGGTGGAACAACTCTTACATACTATGTACAGGGTACTGCTGGCAAGATCAATAACCTAACAGTTTCAGCACCTTCAGCAGGCGCAGCAGGAACTAAGCAGGATATCGTTGTAACTGCAACAGATGCATTTGGAAACAAGGTATCTGGTAAGTCAATTACAGCAACCGTATTTGCTTCAACAGCAGTTATGGACACAGCAACAGTAACAACTGGTGCTACACTTACAGACTTTGGAACAGCAACCTTCAAGGCAACTCTTCCAACAACAGGAACACGCTCACTAATTACATTTGCTCCAACAACATCATCTGATGCTGTTGCAGGTGCAGTAGTAGGTTTGACTGCTCCAACACTTGCACCATTCGCAGAGATTGCAGTTCGTGATCTAGTATCAGAACTTGCTGCTGAAAAGGCTGCAAAGGATGCAGCACTTGCTGCAAAGGCTATTGCAGATGCTGCAGTAGTTAAGGCTGCTGCCGATGCTGCTGCTGCTAAGGTCGCTTCAGATGCTGCACTTGCAGCAGAAAAGGCTGCTTCAGCAAAGGCACTAGCAGATGCAAAGGTCGCTTCAGACAAGGCACTTGCTGATGCAAAGGTTGCACACGATGCAGTCGTTGCTAAGTTGACTGCAGATAACGCTGCAGCAATCAAGTCACTTAAGGATGCTTTCAACAAGTTGGCTCGCCAATGGAATGCAAAGAATCCAAAGGCACGAGTTACTCTAGTTAAGTAATTAGTCCAACATTAAAGGGGTTACCAATTACGGTAGCCCCTTTTTTGTGCAATAAAATGGTATAATCATCCTATCAGACATGTCGTCTGCAAGGGGGAAAGGCAAATAAAACGACTATCACGCATAGCAATCGCTACAATATTAGCCTTTGGATGGCTTATTATAGCCCCCACAGAGGCTCATTCTGACGACCCTCTAACAGTTGCAGCCCAAGAAATACAAGAACTCAATAGCGAAGTAGACAGTCTTGTCTACCAAGATGAGTTTATAAGCCTAATAGACATAGCAGAAAATAAGTTTGCCTCAGCCACAAATGCGAAGGAACTTAAAGATGATGCCTATGATGCCCATGAAGATGCAGTAGAAGCAGAAGCCACAGCCTTAGAAGCAAAGAACCTTGCCCAGTCAAATGTGGATGGGCAGACAGCCACAGTAGCCTTGGCCCTTGAACATAAAGACAATGCTCTTGAAGAAAGAAACGATGCACAAGATGCCCTAAACATAGCCAATATAAATGTTCAAACCACACAGTCTAACATGCAATCTGCTGGTGGCACAGGACTTCAGTATACTGTTTATAACCTTACCAGAACATGGCCAAGCATAGCAACCCCAAGTGGTGTAATTTGTTCTGGTACATGGAATTCTAGTTCTATGAACCTACCAGTTTGCGGTAATAGATATGAAAATATAATTGTTAAGTTCACTGGACAAATCACAGTCCCATCATGGTTTACAACAGTATCATTTGCAGGATACACAGATGATGGTTTTAGAATGTTTATTAATGGAAACCTTGCAGTTAACAACTGGGTAGAGCAAGGGGCAAGATGGAGTGCTTGGTCTCCAACATATGATGTAAGCGAAGATAAGACTTTAGATGTAGAGATATGGTGGTATAACGGAGGTGGTCCAGGATCATACCATCTTGGTTGGACAATTCCTGGTGGAATGACTGGTGCAGGCTGTGACTATTCTGGAAACCCACGAGTATGGGGACAAAACTTTAGTTGTAATTTGAATACATTTTCATCTGGATCAGGACCAACACAGGAACAAACAGATGCGTATAATGATGCAGTTGAAGCACAGGCTATAGCACAAACAAACTATAACAATAAATTGGCAGTATACAATGACAAACTAAGCGTATACAACTCTGATAATACAACACTGTCATCAATGAATCAGGTTTTGCAAACCAAGACACAGGAACATCTTGATGCCATTGCAGATACAGAAGATGCTTTAGACTTGAAGAATAGCAGAATAGAGATATACAATCAGTCAATAATTGATTTAAATAATGCTATTAGTGATGCATGGGAATATTATTATGAGCAATCAGAAAGAGAACTTAATGCTGCTATTGCTCAAGCAGCAGCCAATGCTGCAGCCAATCAGCCCACACCAGAACCTTCTCCAGAACCAACTGAAGAGCCAACAGATGAACCAAGCCCAGAACCTTCACCAGACCCTACAGATGAACCAACTGAAGAACCTACACCAGAGCCATCTCCAGAGCCTACAGTAGACCCTACAGATGAGCCTACACCTGAACCCACCCCAGAGGTTACACCAGATCCAGAACCAACTGAGGAGCCAGTTGTAGAGCCTACTGAAGAACCTACCCCAGAACCTTCTCCAGAACCTGGACCAGATCCAGAGCCAGAAGACAACCCTTGGACTGAACCAGATGTAGAAATCAAAGATGAAGTCTTAGCAGCCCTCATTCCTGAAAAGGGAACTGGCACATCAGAAGATTTATCTGGAGTTATTGCTAACCTTACAAGCAAGGATAATAAGTTAGTTAAACTATCTGCTGAACAAATCACGGCAGTTAGTCAAACACTTAGAGCATTGACACAAGAAGCAAAGCAAGAGGTTGCAGAAGATCTTGGCATCAAGGCTTCAGAAGTTGCACAGATTGCTGAGCAGATGAAGTCTAATCCAGAACTTGCTTCAGCGTTTGTTGAGTTTGGTGATAGAGCAAAATCTGCAGGGGATACAGCAATGCCATTTACATTAGCAGATGCAGTAACAGAAGTACAAACAGAAGCATTTCTTGAAGACCCACTTGGAGCAGTATTTGAAGTGGATGTAGCAGAACTCCTATCCAATTTCTCTGAGTTGGGTATGGACATGACAGACGATCAGAGAGAGAAAGCCCAGGAAGTCATTATCCCAGTAATCATTGTTTCACAGATTGCAAACGTAATGATTGGGATGAGGAGGTAATATGAAAATAATCAAAAAGGTTGTGAAGGGATTCTTCACATGGCTAAAAGATGCAGGGGTGGAAGTAATCGCACAAGCCTTTACTCTCCTTGGCTTCTTCATCGCATGGCTAACTTTGACGGGATCAGCAAGAGACATTGTTGGTATTGCAGTACTTGTAACCACAGTAGTCTGGCTAATTACAATCCCACTAAGAAAGGAGGACTAAAATGGCGACAAGAAAAAAGGTAGTAGAGGCTCCTAAGAAGGAGCACCCACAAAAGGCTTTGACAAATGTTTTGATGCGTATCATAGCAGTTTTTGCTGCTTCTGGTCTATCAGTGCTTGGTGCTGGAGCAGTAGTAGGAATTGATACAGTCCAGGCAGTAATGCTTGCAGGTTTATTAGGCGTAGCGACAGTCATTGAAAGACTGGCAAGGGCTTTTTTGGACGATGGAAAACTCACATTGGCAGAGATCAATGATGCGTTTAAGACGGTAGATAAAAAGGCTAATTAGTCATTATTGACCTTAGTTGACAGCCCTCTCTGGGCAATGGTATACTTGAGTATCACCTATCTGGAGAGGGCTTTGTCATGACCTGTATTGTTGCTTTACGCCATGAAGAAAAGATTTATATGGCTGGAGATCGTGGAGCATCAGATGACGGAGTAATCCTTGCACTTGAATCACCAAAGGTTTGGAAAGTTGGACCTTATTTAATCGGATACGCTGGATCAATGGATGGTGACAGAATTAGACACAACTTTAGACCATCAGCACCTAACATTAAAGACACAGACAAGTATATGCATACTAAGTTCATTAAAGAACTTCGTGAATTCTATAACGAGTTTTGGATTGATACATCTAAAGATGGAGAACTTAGTTTGATTATTGGTATTCGTGGAGAAATATACGAGCATAGTTCTGGAGATATGTCTTTGTCTAAATACTCATTGCCATATATTTCTATTGGCTCTGGTTCAGAGTATGCATATGGAGTAATGTATGCAACAGACAAACAAAAAAATGCAAGGAATAGAGTACAACAGGCAGTATCTGCAGCAATTAAATTTAACCCATCCTGCATGGGACCAGTTGACATCATAAGCGCTTAGGAGTATACTTATAATATGAGCGAAGAATTTGAAGAGATCCTAAAGGACATTCAGAACATAGAGTCAGACTTTGATGAGTTTGAGATCTGGCTTGACAATGGAATTCAACGGGGATGGATAACAGAACCATTCTGTAATACTCATGAGGGAGATCCTTACATGACAGATGAAGAAGCAGCAGAGTGGGAAGCAGGCGGAGACCCATGCCAAGTAGTTTTAAAAATCAAACAATAAACAATAACAAGGAGAAAACAATGAAGAAAGTACTACTATCACTACTAACAATTGCGCTTGCATTTACAGCAATCGCACCAGCACAAGCACAAGATGAAAGAGTTTTGGCAATCATTGACACTGCAATTGATTCTACAAAGTTTAGTTCAATTATTCACGAAGTTTGCTTTACTACTGTAAAGTCGACAGATGCTAAACAAAATATGGCTTGCCCTAACGGAGAACTATTTATGGAGGGCAAGGGGGCAGCATCTGCACCATGGCCACTGCAAAAGAACAGCACTAACTTCGATCTTAACAATGCAACTTTCCACGGAGATACAATGGTAAAGGCTGCACTAACAGTTAATCCAAACCTAAAGATTGTTTTTATTAGATTTAATGACGTTACAAGTCTTGGAAACTCACGAGGAGATATAAGAGCGCTAACCTCAGCAATTGACTGGGTGTCAAAGAATGCATCAAAGTATAGCATTGATGCGCTGTCAATTAGTCAGTCTTCAGTAAGTGCAACAAATCTTGCACTATGCTCAACAAGCACGGTTGTTATTAATTCAGTTGCATCATTAAATGCAAACAATATTCCAGTGTTCGCTGCAACAGGAAATGATAGACGAAAAGATGTAGTTGGTTTTCCATCATGCGTTAACGGTGTTATTGGAGTAGGAGCACTTGGAAATGCAACTCAACTTGAGGGACTAACCAACACAGGTCCTGGTCTTGATATGGTTGCACCTGGAAAAGTGAGCATTACTAAGTATAATGGTTCACCAATCGAAACTGCTGGAAGTTCTGTAGCAACTGCAGTATCAGCAGCATCATATGTAAATAGAAATACACATAAGACTTTTGGAGAGTACCTGTTGTCTCTTCCAAAGATTTTAATTGGCACTACATCTTATACTCGTAACTAATTAAAAGTCCTTGGTATGACTTAAAACTGCCTCAATGCCCTATAACTCAGTTGGTAGAGTGCCGAACTGTTAATTCGGATGTCCCTGGATCGAGGCCAGGTGGGGCAGCGCAAAACTAATGAAAGGAATAACAATGCAGGTTGCACCAACAAGCAGACAAGAAGAATTTGTAATAGACTTATTAGGCAAAAAAACTGGCGGGTACTATGTAGAACTTGGAGCATATCATTCTGTAAAAGGAAGTAACACATATAGACTAGAAACAGAGTTTGACTGGAAGGGTGTGTCTTTTGAAATTGTTCCAGAATTGCATAAAGAAGTTTCAGAAAATAGAAAGAACCCATGTATTCTTGGCGATGCAACAAAATTTGATTATGTGAGATACTTTGAAGAAAATAGATTTCCAAAGCAGATTGATTATTTGCAGGTAGACATTGACTCTGGATACAAACTCAATGGAAGACCTGATGGGAATGCCCATCAATCTTTGCACGGACTTATTGCTGTCCCATTAAATAAGTATAGATTTACAGTTATTTCATTTGAGCATGATGCAAATATGTATTGGAGAAATGTTGCAATAAGAGATGCCCAACGAGAGATTTTAGATTCACTTGGCTACTCACTGGTTGTTAGAGAGTACCATGAGGATTGGTGGGTAGATCCAAATGTAGTAGATTTAGAAGGATACAGAAAATATTTGAGATGGCAATCCCTATAAATGGGCATACTCTACCATGATATAATTATATTGTCATACCTACAAGGAGGAATAAAATGGCAGCAAAAGGATCAGTAGAAGCAATCATTGAGGTTGCAAAGAAAGAAGTGGGCACAATTGAAGGCCCAAAGGATAACGAAACAAAGTACGGTGCATGGATTAAGGTAAACTTCCAACCATGGTGCCAATCGTTTGTTTCTTGGTCAGCATTTACTGCGGGGGTAAAGTCATTCCCTAAGTCTGCATCAACAGTAGCAGCAGCAGACTGGTTTAAGAAGGCTGAGCGTTGGTCAGATGCTCGTAATGATGATCCAACTCCAGGAGACTGGATCTATTTTGATTTCCCAGAAGATGGTGTAAATCGCATTTCACATGTTGGTCTTTGCATTAAGAACAACGGCGATGGAACAATCCAAGTTATTGAAGGAAACACTTCAGGAACTTCAAAGGGAGACCAGCGCAATGGAGGAATGTGCGTAGAAAAGACTCGTGCATATGTAAAGAACAACAAGAAGAAGTTGGTTAACGCTGTAGTTGGTTGGGGTCGTCCAGTTTATACTGGTGAAGAGAATGCGCCATTACTTAACAAAATTGTTGAATCTGCAAAGACATCAACACCAGCAGCAAAGAAAGCAGCACCAAAGGATATTAAGCCTGCTGCTAAGAAGTCATCTGGTGGCGGTGGCGGAAAGACAAATCAGGTAGCACTATAATGAATTCACTCAAGAGAATTTCTTTAAAAGCAAGTTGTTACACACTATACCATGTAACTATTGCTTCTTTAATTTTTTCTACTGTGATATATTTTATTACTGGAAAATGGGAGTACGAATATCTTGAGAAGATAGGATTTGGACTTCTTGGTTATATTATTTGGGAAATTGTTGGGTATTCAATTTTTGAAATGATCTGGCCAAAAATTGAAAAATTATTTAAAACAATTAAGTCTAAGTTAAGAAGGAAGGCAAAGTAATGCGTATTAAAATTATTAAGTTTGTTGTAAAGGCTTTAGGCTATGAATGGTCTGGAGATGAACTAAAACTGCCTGTTTGGTATATAAAAGAAAAGAAAAAGAAATAACATAATGGCATTATACGAATACGATTGTATGCCTTGCGGTCAAAGGTATACAAAAGAAAGATCAATTAAAGAAGACGATCCAGGGTACGATTGCGAAACTTGCAATCTGCCTCTGGTTCGTGTATACTCTAATATAGGAGCAGTATTCAACGGCAGTGGATTTTATTCCACTGATAACAGAAAGCGGTAGTATAATGTTTACAATGGTTAAAGATGAAGTAAAGCAAGAGTGGCAACTATCTCCAGCAGATCGATGCGATAGATGCAACGCTGAGGCTTTGGTAAAGGTCTCTGGTATTAGCGGAGACCTGTTATTTTGTGGTCACCATTACAACAGCATAATGAACAACAAAGATGGGTACAAGAAGATTATGTCCTTTGCTTTGACGGTACTTGATGAACGACAAAAACTAGTTAGTTAAAACAGTATGCTTATAAAAGAAAAGCAATACTCTCAAATTTTATTTGTTCACATACCAAAGACTGCTGGGTCATCCATCTCTAAGGTGCTGAAAGATAATAATTTAGATAACTGGAATAGGGCATGGCCAAGACACCATGACCCTTATTCCTATCTAAAGGAAGCAAACAAAATTGATGAGAACGTTTTTTCTTTTTCTGTTGTAAGAAATCCATACACAAGAACTTATAGTTGCTATAAGCAATTTAATAAGGTTAACAAGACAGATATATCTTTTGTAAAATATTTAGACAATATTAGGCAAAACAATATATCTCCGATAAGCCCACTGTTGCATCTTCCACAATCATTTTATATTATTGATAATGGCAGCCTACAGGTTAATAGATTATATAGGTTTGAAAACTTAAAAGAGTTAGAGAATGAACTTGGGTGGACACTTGGGTTTTATAATTTAGGAAACTATGTGGTAGAATCATATATGAAAGACTACACAGAAAAAGCAATAGATATGACTCAGGAACTATACAGTTCTGATTTCATAAACTTTGAATATTCTAAAGATTTTAGTGAAACCCTGGAGAAAAAATGAGAAAAACATTGGAAGACTTTAATTTTAAGCATCATGGCAAATATAATGTTGAGTCAATCAAAAATTACATAGATAGTTTTTCTAAAGAATGGTTTCTTAACACATCAAGGCAAGACAAGCACTATGTTCATAAAGATACAAACTCATATTTTGTTTATACTGCAGATCTTCGCTGGAAAGAGGGTAGTGAGTTTACCACTGAGACTACATCCAACGACAAGGATTTGCTTGAACTGATTGAGCCAATAGTGTCAGACCTTGAAAAAACACAAGACGGAGTTAGAGGTATGGTCCTTTTGATTAAGTTAAAGGCAGGTCAGGACATAGCACCACACCATGACTCAGGAGATTATCTTATGCTTTCAAAAAGAAATCACATACCCATTGTGACTTCTGATGATGTATTTTTTGGCGTAGGTGATGAAAAAGTTAAGATGGGTACTGGAGAATGCTGGGAAATTAATAACTCAAGAACTCATTTTGTAAAGAATGGTAGTAAAATAGATAGAGTGCATTTATTGATTGATATTATGCCAAACATAGAAATAGGGAAAAAATGATTATTCAGATTATAGGTCTTCCAGGGTCAGGAAAGACAGAGTTAGCAAAGGCACTCAAAGAAAGAATTAATGCAATTCATCTTAATGCTGATGAGGTTCGTGCAACTGTAAATTCAGACTTAGGGTTTGCACCAGAAGACAGACTTGAGCAGGCTCGTCGTATGGGGGAGATGGCAAGGCTTATTGCTAAGCAAGGCGTTGCTCCAGTAATTGTTGACTTTGTATGCCCAACAGATCTAACTCGTGCAGCATTTGGCAAGCCAGACATTTTAGTATTCATGGACACTATTGCTGAGGGTAGATTCGAAGACACAAACAAAATGTTTGAACGACCAACCAATGCAGATGTATCTTTTATTAGTCACAACTTAGATGCAGAAGCAAAGGCATCTCATATCATTGATAAGTTTAGTCTTCATGATTGGTCTGCACCTACTACTCTTATGCTGGGTAGGTACCAGCCATGGCACGAAGGCCACCACGCCCTTTACAAAGAGGCGGGGAAGAGAACTGACCAAGTACTTCTTGGAGTCCGTAATACCTACAACACAAGTGAGAAAGATCCACTTAAGTTTGATCAGGTAAAAGAATATATTGCCAAGGATGAATTTATGGATGGTGCATTAGTACTAAGACTACCTAACATTACTAACATTGTATATGGTCGTGATGTAGGATATAAAATTTAGCAAGTAGACTTAGGTGCAGATATTCATGCTATTTCTGCCACGCAAAAGCGTAAGGAAATGGGCATATGATAGAAAAGTTTAAGAAGTGGTTCTTTAAACCAAACCACCACATTCAGATTAGATACAACACCATGGTTGGCAATGGAGATCTTCATTGGCGTGTAATCATTGACGGAGAAGAGACTCTTGCAAGCCATATCGAAGTTCAAGGATATGTGTATGGTGAGTCAAGTATTGTAAATGGAGATCAGAAGATGAACATCGCCTGCTACGGCAAGATTTATTGGAATGGTACTCGTGCTAAGATTGAAACAGGACCAGGACCAGACCTTTTGCCATGATAGTTTCTAAATCAAGATCTTTTGCCAAAGCGGTAACTTGGAGAGTAGTTGGTCTGGTCGTCACTTTTGGTTCTGCTTATTTTGTTACAGGAGAAAAAGACACTGCTACCAAAGTAACTATTATAACAAATGCTATAATGTTTATCCTATACTACGGACATGAGCGTTGGTGGAATCAGATACAATGGGGTAGAAAGTAATGACAAAGAATATAGTTGTTGTTGGTGGAGGAAGTGCTGGATGGCTTACGGCGTTGACTGCAAAAAAGAAGTATCCAAAACTAAATGTTATTGTAATAGAGTCAAAAGATATTGGTATCTTGGGTGCAGGAGAAGGCTCTACACCATACTTACCTGCATTTTTAGAAACCTTAGATATAACTTTTGAAGACTTAGTAAAAAATTGTGATGCAACAATAAAAAATGGAATTAAATTTACAAATTGGAATAACGAAAATGACTTTTATTATCATGGTTTTGCATTTACGGACAATGCTCTTGGAACAGAGGCATTTTCTTCTCGGTTCTTGTCTGCAAGCCCAATGATGGTCTCAAGCATTGTATTAAATAATAATGTAAGGGATATAGACTTTACAGAAATAGTTTCAGAAAAAAATAAAGTTCCTTTTGTTCTCGAAAAAAATAAAGATGGGAATACTCTTTCAGATTATAAAAAGATAGGCTATACATCTTTTCATTTTAATGCTACAAAACTTGCAGCAAGATTTAAAGAGATAGGTCTTGAAAGAGGTATTGAAGTATTTGAGGACACAATAACTAATGTTCATTTAGATAAAGACAATAATGTAATCAGTTTGGACTTAGATGATGGATCAAATATTCTGTGCGACTTTGTGTTTGATTGTAGTGGATTTCATAGGCTAATTATTGGAAAAACCTTTAACTCTAAATGGAAAAGTTATAAAGAATTTTTGCCAACAGATTCTGCAATTCCATTTTTCTTGGATATGACAGAAGAAATTCCACCATATACAGAAGCAATTGCAATGAAATATGGATGGATGTGGAAGATTCCTCTACAGACAAGGTTTGGTTGTGGCTATGTATATGACTCGTCTCTGATATCAGAAGAAGAAGCAATTAAAGAGATTGAAGATTTCTTAGGCTTTGTTCCTCACTATCCAAGAAAAGATAAGGGTGGTTTTAAATTTAGCCCAGGAGCATTTGAGGAGCCATGGCAAAACAACTGTGTAGCAGTTGGCTTGGCAGCAAACTTTGTAGAGCCACTTGAGGCGACTTCTTTGTGGGTAAGTATGGTTGAATTGACTGAGATATTTGGTAGCCCAGACTTTCTAACCAATAATTCTCCTGAAATAAGAGCAGAGTTTAATAAGATTATTGTAAATATGAATGATGATGTTTTAGACCTCATATATTTTCATTACATGGCACTACGAAAAGATACAGAATTCTGGAACAAGTTTTCATATGAAAATGCACCAGAAAAAATAAAGAAAAAGTTGGATGCTTGGCAAAAAAGAATGCCAGGTTCACGAGATAACGGAAACCATTGGCACTCTAAGAGTTGGTTTTTGATTGGATCAGCACAAGAAAAAATTAATAAAAATCTTGCAAAAGAATATGTAGAACTTTCTGATGAGTATAAAAAAGCAGTAGAAAACTATGAATATCATAGCAGGTACAGACAGTACAAGGTTTCAGAATGTACAAACCATAGACAGTTTTTGGAGGGATTAAAATGAAATTTAGAACAGAGTGGATCAATGCTCTAAAGACAATGAGACATAAGTCTTATTGGAACCTACCAAATACGGTAGAGTTCTTTGCCTTTATGACCAAGGCAGCAATTATTATTCCAGGTCTTATTTTTGGTGTACAGTTTTGGTGGCTATACATCTTTGCACTAATAACCAGTTTATCTTTAATTTGGTCATCAACAGTAAAAACATTACCAACAATTATTTGGTTTAATATAATCTGGTCAATTCTTGCAGCAACTGCTATAATTAAGTATTGGGTCTAAGGGGGCACAAATGTTTGAATATTATGTAAAGAAAGTAACAAAGGTCGTTGATGGAGATACCATTGATGTCGATATTGATTTAGGGTTTGATATTTCTTTTAGTTCAAGAGTCAGACTGGCTGGTATTGATACACCTGAGTCTCGTACAGCAGACAAGGCTGAAAAGGCTTTAGGACTGGAAGCAAAGGCTTATTTGAAGGCTGCTATTGACAGTGCTAAGTCTGTAGTGATCAAGACAGAGAAGATGGACTCATCAGAAAAGTATGGTCGCATCCTTGGTTGGGTCTACCTTGATGGAGATACCGTCTCAATTAATGACAAGATGATCAATGATGGCCATGCCTGGGGATATATGGGAGAGACAAAGGTCAAAGATTTTGACGCTTTGAAGAAGGCAAGAGCAAAGTCAGGTAAGTAATATGGGGCTTAAAGAAGAAGCCATGCTGGAGCATTTAATGCTTCAAGGTGCCGTTGAGTTTCAGGGTATTGATGATATTACTGGAGAAATGATGTATACAATTACTGATAAGATGAAAGAAGTCAGTCCAGAAATATACAAAGAACTAAAAGATCAATACGAGCACCATATGTTTCAACTGATTGACCAGGGTCCTACAAGAATGACATGGAGAATTCGTCAATGAACTTTAAAGATGAAGATGATGCAATAGATCAATTAATCTTGGCTGGTGCCCTTGAAGTTTCTGGAATAGATATGGATACTGGTGAGCCTATATACAATTTTACAGAAAAGTTGATAGATATAAGCCCAGAACTACACAAGGAAGTATCCCTATATTTTTCTCGTGAGACGATGTCTTTGTGGAGCCATGGATTTTTAGATATGGATGTTACTGAAAAAAATCCAATAGTTACATTAACTCCTAAAGCGCTGGACCAGGAAGCGGTTTCTAAGTTAAGTAAAGAGTCTCAGGCTACATTGAAAGAGATAATCAGAGTTATTTTTTTAGATAAGTAGTATAATTGTTTTGGAGACACTATGGAATACTTTTTAGGATCTGCGCTAACCATGTTAGCCATGTTTATAACAACAAGGCTAATACTTCCACGCACCCTAAAAACCAAAGTAAATAATATTAAATATAGCCAAAGCCATATACACACACTGGTTATGCCACTGCTTCCAGATCTTAAAACGTATAGAAAAAAGATGCCTACTCAGTCAAGCAAGCATGATGAAAAGGTAAACATAAGGGTTGTAATCCTTGATAACAAGGCTTATTTTGTTAAGGATGGAGGCTTTTATTGTGCTGATGTGGATGGAGATTCTATAGACAAACAGAGTGCAACCGTAGTTGACACGATGGGTATGGATAAGGTACAATTAGATAAGATGCTATTTATAATGGATCAACTTAGAGATGGGAAGAAAAATGATAGTGGGGATTCAAGGAACCAGTAGTTTTGATGACTACCAGGTTTTTCTTAGAGCCATGGCAGTTACAATGTCTTCTTTGAAAGAAGAAGATCCATATTTTTATATTTACTCTGCAGGACCTGCAAATATTAACTCAATGGCTATGGAGTTTGCAAACCTTTCAGAGCGAGGACTAAAGGCTCGTGGCAAAAGTATTAAGTATAAGGCTGTTGCTCCTTCATGGGTTGCAGAAAATATCTCAGATATAAACTACTTTGCTTTTTTAAGTAAAGAAAGAGAACAGGTATCAAAACTTGTTGATGAAGCAAAAAATAATAATGTCGAATACGGCATTTTCAGATACTAACAAAGGAATAAAGATGCAAATTAAATCATTAGAGCAAATGGAAAAGATTGTTAATGCAAACAAATCTTTGGTATGGGATGGATGGACAGTGGTAAATACTTATCCTTCTGAGAAGGGTAGAACAGCACCACAGGGTGCATTCGTAGATGGTAAGTGGCACCTACAGCGTCGTTTTGTACCTTCTAAGAATGGATGGGACATACCAGACAAGTTTGTAGGTTAGTATGCCTAAACATGAATGGAAAGACAATGCTTTATGTTTAGATTACGATACAAATTTATTCTTTGAAAAGTATGAAGATGATGAGTTGCTTAGACCAGCAATAGATAAACTATGCTCTATGTGTCCAGTATCAAAGATGTGTTTTGCCGTTGGAGTTTCACAAAAAGAATGGGGAGTTTGGGGAGGAGTTTACCTTGAAGGTGGGCAAATTTCTAAAGAGTTTTCTAAGCATAAGTCTAAATCAGACTGGGCAAACACATGGCAAAGACTAACAACGGAGCAATAAAATGTATACAGATTCAATGAGAATGGCCTTTCGTTCTATCAAAGGTCCAAAGGGTTTTGAACTTCAGATAGTAGATCATGACAATTTTTTAACAGTTAAAGCAAGCGAAAAACAGTTTATGAGTCTTTCAGGAGAAGAAAGAAAAGAGGCTGTAGAGTATATGATTCGTACAAAAAAAGCACTTGAAGAAAATGGAGCAATTGTTTTGTTAGTTAGAGAGGGCGGTAAAGATCTGTGATTGAGTTTATTTCTTTTGCATTTTTTATAATCTTATTTTTTGCTTTGATAGTAAACAATATTAGGTTTAACGTTAAGATTTCTGCTATATCTAAACAGTTGATTCAAGCACACATAGATAAAACAATCTTGGCTGAAAAACTATTTGAAGCATCAGCACGAAATTTGCTAAAAAAAGAAAATGATTCAGATGCTTTTTTAAAATTTGTTTCAGATTCTAGAGATTGGGCTTATCAGTATATAGAAGGTTTCCAATCATCACTAAATAAATTTATTACTGATATAGAACCAGAGATAGCATATTTTGATGAGTATGGAGAGGTTGGATCTGCTTATCCTCATTACCACTCAATGAAGAAAATTTCGGTGGCATACAAAGAACTAAAGAAACTACTACCAGAAGACTATGATAAAATAGAGTAATGATAGTCCTTAAATCAACTAAAAATCTTAGCATGTTCATATGCGAAGAAGAGTTGTGCCAGGATGAGGGAACACAGATTTGGGCAAGTTCTGAAAGCAGAATTGTAGAACTTTGTGATCTACACTATAGTCAGGCGACAAAATGAAATTTTATTATTTTGGTGGAGTAATTGGAGAAGAAGGATCTGTTAAGTCCCCAGCATATTTAGAAAAGCACCATTTTTCTGGAGTTATGTTCACACATGATATACCTCAAGGAGATATATTTGTAAAGGCAGCATTAGATATAAAAGAAACTAAAAACATTAAATATTTAATTGCCATAAGACCATACACAATATCTCCTCAATACCTTTATATGATTAATGATTCTTTAAATAAGATAGATAAAAATAGGATTCAACTAAACTTAATTACAGGATATACAAAAGATCATGAGAATAGTTTTAATGGAATTGTTGGAGAGGTAAACGATCAATCAGACAAAGTTGCTAAAAGAAAATACATGACAGAGTTTCTAAATACACTAAATGAAATGCAGTCAGGAAAAAATCTTAGGTCTCCTTTAGATTTTTTTGTAACAACAACAAATCCAAGAGTTCTTGACACAGTAAATAAATATAACAATAAAATAATTCTTCCATACAGTTTATACAAAGATAATCTTTGGTTTAAAAAATATAATAAATCTTTAGATGTTTCAAGCAAACAAATAATGTTAGCAATTACACCAATTATTAGAGAAACTCAGGAAGAACTAGAATCTTTAAACAATTATGCATTAAGACCTGTATGGCAAGAAGGAGAAATACCAAAAGTAGTTAATGATGTGGGATACTTTACTCACAAAAGTTTTCATGAATTTATTAAACAGTTGAAGAAAGATAACATAAACTATTTATTAGTTAATGCTGTTCCTCAAGAAGAAAATAATGTAATAATACCTTTTATTAGGGACTATGTTCAGTCAGAAGAGTATAGGGAAATAAACAAATAATGAAATTTTATTACTTTGGCGGGACATTTAATGAAAACGATACACTTGAAGATACATCTACCCTAAATAGTCATCACTTTGATGGAGTTATGTTTACCTATGATGCCACACAAGGAGATATGTTCGTTAGAGTTGCCAGAGATATTAAGTTAAACGAAAAAATTAAATACCTTATTGCAATTAGACCTTATACAATATCTCCACAATACTTATATGCTATCAATCAATCAATAAGTGAGATTCAAAAAGATAGACTACAAATAAATATAATTGCAGGATACATCAAAGACCATGAAAGCAATGTTGGTGGAATTGTTGGTGATGTTAACGACTCATCTTCTTCAGTTGAAAGATCAAACTATACTATTAAGTTTATTGAAAGTTTAGATGAGATATCAAAAAACAAAAAGAAAGAAGAGCAACTCGATGTTTATATATCAACTACTAACAACTATGTTTTTGATGCAGTTAAAAAATATAAAAATAAAATTATCCTTCCATACAGCATATATAAGCGTGGATTTTGGTCTGACTGGCTCAAAGATCCTTCATTAAAGATTGAGTTTGAAAGAGGTGACATTGAAATAATGTTAGCAATGACTCCAGTTATTAGAGAAACTCAAGAAGAACTTGAGGCCTTAGCCCATCACGCCATGAAGCCAGTATGGAAAAAGGGGGACGTTACAAAAGTTGTAGAAGATGTAGAATACTTTACACATGACAGTTTCCATGAATTTATTCAAATGCTGGAAGAAGATAATATTAATCACTTGTTAATAAATGCAGTCCCAAGATCAGAGTCTACAAAGATTGTTTCATTTGTAAAACAGTATGTAGAATCAAGAAAAGATTTTGCTGGCCAACAGGCTGGTAAATAAATAAAATATCCTATAGGAGGAAACAATGAATGAACAAATCAAAGCAGTACTAGCGTCATACGTAAGATCAGTTCTTGGTGCAGCAACAGCGTTGTATGCATCTGGAGTTACAGATCCACAGACACTAGCATATTCACTACTTGGTGCACTTGTGCCCGTTGTATTGAGAGCAGCCAACCCTTCAGACACAGCATTCGGAAGAATGCCATCAGTTGAAGAGGTGGACAAGGCAGTTAAGTCTGCTAAGGTAGTAAAGAAGACCGCTAAGAAGGCTCCTGCAAAGAAGTCATCAGGCGGAGGCAAGACAACCAATCAAGTAAAATAATATAGTATAATTTATACTATTCCGATCTAAGACTTTAAAAGGTTTTACAACGGATGCTCGATGAAAAGAGAGTTAGCAGGCTGATAGCCGTGGCTAATAGACCTGAGCAGTCGTCTATAAACTGCTCATTTATCATGCTACAATTTAATTGTCCCACACAGGACCTTAGTGATGGATTAGTTACCCATTGGATAGAGACCGTGGCGCAAGTCAGGTGAATTGCCTGTGTGGGGCCTTAATATTGCACGGTATAATAGAAGCAATGACTGACAAAGAGTTGGACCATTACAATAAGCAGCAGTATAAAAAGATGCTTGCCAAGATAAAAGAAGATTCTGGCTGTGTTGATTGTGGTGCAAATAACCATATAATACTTGATTTTGATCACATTAGAGACAAGAAATATAATGTATCAAGAATGATTCATGATGGGTTTTCATGGAAGGCCATAAAGAAAGAGATTGAAAAGTGTGAGGTCGTTTGTGCCAACTGCCATAGGATAAGAACACACAATCGCCTTGCTGGTTAAGTATGATATACTGATAGTATGAGTGATGATTCAATGATGCCAACAAGTACATACCAAGGATGCGACTGTGAGACCTGTAAAGAACTCAATGTAGACTGTCCAGACTGTCCAGTGTGCTCTGAAGAAGAGTCTGAAGATGATTCAGAGGTTGCTATGGCCATGTATGACTCATCAATAGGCAAGGCTGACCCATGTTGGGAAGGATATGTGCAGCGTGGTATGAAGCCAGGAGCAGATGGTAATCCAGTTCCAAACTGCATACCTGTTACAAAAACAGAGTCAATATTCTTTTCAGCAAAAGATTACTCAAAACAAACAAGAGTTACCAATCTATTTAAGGACTAATTATGCCAAAGAAAAAAGCATCAGCATTTAACCCAGTTCAGATTAAGGATGGCTGGATTGTAAGACTATACAAAGATGGTCGTATAAAGTCTAAGATTGCACCGTATGAAGTAAAGCACCCTAAAAAAAATAATGAAAAAATATAATAAGTTTTATTTTTTACACATTCCAAAAACGGGTGGAAGATTTTTTACAGAGTATATAATTAGGCCAATAGAAAGAACTTTAGAAGAAAATGGCATAAAGATACTTCAACTACCACAAAATGTTGACAAGCATGGTGGCTGGCATAAAGATATTGATGATAGCACATATATTGTTTCTATATTTAGAGACCCTGCAGAATTTATGGTAAGTTTAATTGCACACATGGTTTCAGATGAAAAGGGTTTAATAGATCATGAAAATGATCAAGTAATAAATAATAAATCAATAATTTTAGATATAGATAAAGAATATTTGTTTAGCATGATGGAAGAACTTAAATATTTAAAAGACTTTCAATCTCAAAACTTTATTTTGACACCAGAAGATATTAATCTTGTTACGCATTCAAGAAGAATGTATAACAAATTTGGAACATTTATAGACAAAGAGTTACTTTATGAAAGACTTGACAGAACTAATTTAATGATAAGGCATGCAGATCTAAAGTCTATGAACTATTCTATTTTGGTAGATAAGATATCAAATGATTTGGGTGTTAAGATAAACTTTGATACTTCTTTAATCGACAGAGAGCGTTATAAAAACAATAATTCAGAATTTCTTTTTAATAAACTAAACAGTAAAGATATTGCAAAAATATATCAAAACTTTTTTATTGATAAAGAAGTATACGATAACGATCTATTGTTTTGGAATAAAAATTTTTAGGAGGGTGTGGTGTTGCAACATAGGCTATAAGTGTTTCCCGACACATACAGGCTAACCACACCCTTACTACTATTATAGCACCCCTGGCAGGAATCGAACCTGCGACAAACGGATTAGAAGTCCGCTACTCTTCCGCTGAGTTACAGAGGTTTAGTATCTCCAACGGGATTCGAACCCGTGTTGCCACCGTG